ATCAATATCTTGTTGTGTGGCATCCCATCCAAATTGATCCCAAGGAGCAACAGACCAGCCGGTTTCATAATTCAGTGGCGTTTGATCTAATACAGTTCCTCGATAAGCAACCCCGCTTATTAGATTGGGATCATCCTTGGGAATTTGTGTTTCAGTTGGCCAATAAAAATCAGCAATCCTAGTTGCAGCACCCCCAGTAGTTGCAGCACCCCCAGTAGTTGCAGATATCCTATCAAAAACCAACTGAGTTTGTATATTTCTAATTAACCCAGGGTTAGACAAATAATTTTGTTGCCAACCATCATATTGAGTACTTACAGTGCTTGCATTGGATGTGAATGGTATTACAGTAGAATTCAATACTGGTCTGTCGAAATCCAAAGTAGAAATTGTCGCAGTATCCATTGCGGTTCTTCCGCTAGCAAATTCACGTATTTTTGCGCGATATGGTTTGGATTCATTAATAAAATTCAATATACTGTCTGTTAAATCAACAGTATATAATTGACTTGTATCAAAAGGTAATTTGAAACCAGTCAATACAATAAAGCTGGTTTTGAATGCCCAATCCACAAAGTTTTGTTCAGTTAATATATAATTAAGCATCGCAAAAAACAATGTATTGAGATCAACTGTTCCAGGAGTTGCTAATATTGAATTAACCACCCCATCAAACATGTAAGACAATTCAATGTCAGGAGTGGCATCAAATCCTCCAGAATCCCAAGGCAATTCATCCCATCCAACATAGTTTACCACTATTTCTATTGATCCAGATTGTTGCGCAACAAGATCCCATCCAGTCCCGTTATATTCATAATATTGCCAAAGTCCAGCACCATCATTTAAAACTTTGGTTATGTTTCCAACTTTAACAGTATTATCATTTAAATTAGAAACCGTATTAACAACAAAATCTGCGATTATTGAAGCGTCTTTTCCTGATGCATACCAATCGATTAAATTCCAGTAGTTGGCAGTATTATACGCTTGTTGTTGTACTAATTGCCAACTTGAAGTCTGTGATTGCCATTCATATATTGTCCATAAATTATTCGTGATCGGATCTTGATCAACCAATACTCGATCACCATTAACCAAACTTTTCTGAATGGGTAGATTGTTTCTATCAGTGATGGTTGTTACATGATACGTCCATTGTGCTGCTGTAATTGGTTCAGCAGCATTGAAATATGTTTGCCAGCCAACAATGTCAGGGTTGTTCAATATTGGTATGGTTTGAGCAGCAATCAACTTGTTAACTACAGATATCCAAGTATTGACTGCTGACAGTCTATCTTTAAACATTGTTTGTCTAGGACGAATTTTTATACCAAGTTTAACAAGATCATTTAATTTTACATCCGGAACTTGATTTCCCAATTTATCAAACCCAACCAAACTGTCTCGTAATTTATTCCAAAGTATCGTTGGTATAGTAGAATAGGGATCAGATTCCCGCACCAGTTGCCATTGTTTAAAACTATTTGCTGAATTATAACTAGCAGCATAATTCATTTGTAAAAATACATCAGTTTTTGACAAATGTCCTGTTATATTAGAAACAATAATTGATTTATCACTTATTACAGCATACCAAGATAATCCCACGGAATTGGGATTTTGAATAATTGTTGATATTTCTTTGGTAGTTAATGATCTACTGGAATCCATTGGACTCATCGTACTATTTTTTACCCAAAAATAATACCAAGTCTGTAAATTTCCCGTTGAATCAGTAACTGAAATTTCTGTCCAACTAGGAGATTCAGAATTTAATATTTCACCAGATGGCGTATAAATAATTCCAGAATCAATATACTGAGTCACATTAGCTACGAGGTTTGCCCATCCAGTAGGAGCTACCGGACTCTTTACCCATTCATAAATATCTATGGTCGTTCCGGGAGCTAGTTTTCCCCAGTTGGCCCATTTGAAACTGTCGTCGCCTGCGGCGTAATCAAACCATCTGGTAGAAGAAAGATTCCACCAGACTAACCCGACTTGTTCTGAACCCCAAGCAGATGAAGAATTGGTTGCACCACTTTGTGTTTGACTATATATTGCCGGATCATATTCAGTTTTATAAGTTATTTCTCTGTCAGCAATGCCTGGTATAACACCAGATATTGGATCCCAATATACTAGATTTTGAAGTAATTTCAAAGTGGTCTTGTCAAATAATTTGGCCTGTTTAATAAGAGAGGTATCTGGTAATAGATGCTGTTTTCTAATAGACACCCAGCCCGAATAAGTGTAAATGTAAGTTTGGTTTCCAGTTGTTGTTTGATCAACCCAACACACATCATTAATTTTCCAACCAGCAGGAGGAACAAAAGCGTCTCGCTGGGTAATAGTTGAGAAACGAACAGGAACATAAACCCCGACAGAACCACCAGTTCCTGGTCCATTTGACGTAAATTGAATATCAAGCGTAGTATCAGTAACTGATTCTACTATAAACGTAGAATTAAGAGATGTCACATTGGCCACATCGGATACCACGATTTGGTTTCCTGCAGATATACCATGTGCTCCATCAAAAAATAAAGTAGTCGTCGTATTTGAACCAGAAAGGGTGTTGGTTTGTTCAGTCGATATTAAGTTGGCTGATGGAGAAACCAGTTGCCACACCTGCCATTGATTTGCAGAATCAAATATCTGCCATACTCGATCTTGTAATTGAATCTGCTTGCCTTCCAATAGTAAATTTTGGCTAAGATTCAATAAATCAGTTGAGTTCAACACTGTATACGTGACGTCAGTTTGTCTCACGGGACCTGCTGTCATAGTATCACCTGTTCTTGGCAATAAACTATTTCGCAATGGAAATATTCCAGATTCCAGTACATTGTCTGGCTTGGTAATTATTCTTGGATCTGCTATAGACAAGTTTATCGCAGCATTATCCAACAGTTGATAATTCGAATTAACTGTGATAGTGATCATCTGGGGATTGGATTGGAAATCCTGTTCATTCAATATTATGTCTATTGATTGATTTATTGCAGTGTCTCCAAAATCACCAATTCTAAATGCCCATTCTTCATAGTAATTAAAATTTTCTGCTGCTGGAATCACGTTTGTGTTTCTAAGCAATTTATCAATAACAGACGGAGTGCCCTTTTGTCGTATAAAACCTTGATAAAATTGAAATTCAACACTGTCTTCAAGCAATAGGTTTTGTAGATAATCACGTTTCTGATATCCAATTAAGTGTTTACTTAAATTTGAAATTTGTGAATTGTTTACTGCTGCAAGTTCGGTTGTTTGTTGCTTCACAATGCCAGTGGAATCTGTTGCATCGGGCAATTGATTTACCACAGTTGGTTGTTCAATATTAAAATATCGACGAACGTCATCCACGGTTTTTTCGAAATTTGCAACCATATTCCAAGTATTGGTGGTGGTGTCCTGTGTTAGAAAATACCCAGGCGCATCAAGTCTTCCAGTCCAGCCATTGGTTCTATAAGCCATGATTTTAATACGAGGCTGTGCCAAATTGTACAATGGCGCATAAACAACATCTTGGAAACTTGTGGTATTATCAAATAGCACTGCATGCTCAAGTGTGGTCACAAACAAACGAAGGCCATATATAGCTTGTCCATTAGTTGGCCGCACGATCAATTCACCATCTTCTCGCAGGACTTCCAAATTTTGACTTTCTATATTTTCACCTTCTTTGCTCAATACTGGGTAAGTACCACTCACGATGCCATTGATAAATTGTATATTACCAAATGATTGTTTGAATTTCGCTTGGGTTGCAAATGGACTCAACGCAATAGTCATACCATGTGCCCAGTTGCCTTGACTCCAAAATAGAAAATCAGTGGCTTTTTGACGCCAGTTGTTTATTTGATTTTGATCTGTTAACGCATCAAATACCCAACCCTGAGCTTCCAAATATCGTCCATAACTTATGATAAAATCAAATACTGTTTGTCGATCAGGGAGCACGGTACCATAAGGAATCGTTTTAACAAAACTTTTTCCACGTGTATATTCAAACGCGGTTTGGTTTCCGATTGCGATTCTATTTTTTGGTCCGTTTGTGTCACTGGGAATTGTTGCGAAACTCAAAGAGATACTGTCATATCCCAACACTTGCCATCCTGAAACAACTTGTTTGATAATTACACCACCATAGAAAAATTCTCCAATACTATTACTTTTATAAAGATAACAGTTTACATTTTCACTGGGGATAATCTGAGATTGATATCCCACTTGTCCAAAACTATCAACCAATGCTCTAATTGAAGTTGTGTTTACATAGCCTGCAAATTTGTGACCCAACTTAACTGTTGCGCCCCTTAGTAATGCACCCAAATATTGGCTTACTGATAAATTTTTTGAAACCAAATATTCAGATATCCAATGCTGTATTCCTCCGCTGCCATAATATGTCAAACTGGTTTCATTTGGAACAACAATGTCTAATCCAACTAGACTGGGATTTTCACGATGGAAATAAAAATCCAAGCTTGATCGTCTTTGATTTGTGTCTACATAGTAGGTTTCTGAATTGGTATTTTCTATTCGAAGGGTGTCCCAATTATATTCAATAAAACTTGCCGGTTTTAACAAATATGTTGTTTGCGCAACCACAAAATCAGCATCTATACTTTTTTTCCAAACTGCTTCAATTGGCGCGCCATCTCCAAAATTCCAATCGGCGGATGCATCAAATTCACTGGGTAGACTTGCAATACACCCTGCTGCAAAAGGAGGCAATAAATCACCCTGAGCATCCACGGGTATACAGGCTAATAGTCCTGGTCTAGCCCAATTTAAATCTATACCTGCTCTGACACCTTGTCTAATGCGACCGTCTCGGAGATCTTCCCATAGAAATTGATTGCCTGAAGTCCATGGTGCAGGACCATATTCTAAATCCCACCAAGTTGGCTTTTGACTGAATCCCAACATTTCCCAGGGATGGGTATGTGGACGATCGGTGTCATAAAACCATTCAAAAATTCCTCGCCAGTTACCAGGCACATATCTATTTTGTTGATCTCTACATGTTCTGTAATTGTAGGTCCATGGATCCAGGTTTTTGAAAATGGTATTTGCTTTATAGTCCAATTGGTTTTGAATCGTCCATTTGTCAAATAACGGGCGTTGAATGTTCAATATCTCTGCGCGGGTATATTCTGTAGTTCTCCATTTTCCTGGTCGCAGAGTTTTCAAATCAACCAGTGGCAATCTGTCAACTGATCGATATGAGGCAGGCAAATTATTATACAATTTAATTTCAAAAGACAACCATACCGAAGCAATTGGATGAGTCAATAATATTGGATCACTCGTCTCTGACAGAGAATTTGCAATGGTACCAAGTGTTTTTCCTGCTGAATCAACGAGTGCAATCTGAGAACCAGAAATAGTTTCTATGTATAGTTGAGGGGCGCCAAATGACGAATCCCAATAAACTCGAGGCTTATGGGTTCTTGTAATACCCAATCGAGTGGCATTCGGAGGAACCCAGGTTGGTGAACTACTTGATTTCCAGCAATAGTCTCCAGGATTCCCTTCAAAACCAGAATTCGCCCATGCAAAACTAGATGACTTCCCTACATTTATTTTCTTCAGTGCTTGTGATATCCAAATATCAGCAGACTGTGATAAGCTATAGCCTTGTTTTTCAAATAAATCAAATAGTGCGTTTATAAATTTATTATAAAAGCGTGAATATTCTCGTTGAGCAAATTGCTGTGTTAACATGGGATCAACTAGTGATTCGCTCACTTGGGTGATATTATTCAGCTGAGTGCTATTAAGCATCATCAACTTAAGCATTGGTGCACGGTGTTGCAAAATGCTTAGTCCAAGTGACCTATCTTGAAACGTGTCTCGGTAATTATTGGCGCCCAATGCAGTACCAGTTAGACCCGCTTGATTTCCTATTATTTCTAAAAAATGTCCAAGAAAATTACTTTTGCTGACAATCGTGATTTCTTCATTATTTGGATTCGCTGTTAGATTAACCGGTAATTCATAATAACCAGTCAACATTGGAGGAGTAGTTGAACTCCATGTTTTAATTTGAATCCTATCTCCAACTTGAGTATCACAATGGATTATATTACCTTCAACAGTAAAATCTTGATTTAAAACCAATTGAGTGGATATTTTGTTGCGTATTCTATTTAGAAAAATAGCCGGAAGTCCAGTTGACGACAATTCCGGTGCTTGGTCAACCACAAATGAATGTGTAGTCTCAGTCACATTAAATTGATTGACTATATACTGTCTACTTAAATTTGGTGCACGATACCAACCATTTGTCAACGATTCCACTGTTCCTGCAATTTTTGCATATTGATAACCCACATAATCAGTTATTACATTATTAAACACCCAAGTTGGTTTTTGCGTAACCAAGTAGTTTTCAAACTGAAAATCACCAAATTGATCTAATGCAGCAGAAAATCCAAGTACTGGATCAACTGAAAATGCTGATGATTGTTTGTAGCCAAATATGGCATTTCCTTGAAAATTGCTTCCGGGATATACACTCACATCATCCAGTGCATTGCCTCCTGCATCAAACAGTTTGAATAGTGGAGATTTATTATTTTGTTTTTGTTGCGATTTAATCCAACTAGTACCATCAAACCAATACTGAGTATCTGCTGTTCCTGTTGTTTCTCCCAATATAACATATACACTATCACCTGTTACAGGAGCACCCGTTGAAGATTGTCCATTTGCAAACAAAACAGGCGTAATTACTCCAGTATCTCGCATACCAGTGATTTTATAAATTCGATTATTAACTTCTGGATCCAAGTCAGCAGTTATAAGAATTAATTGATCGTCTGCTAAATCAATTCCATTTAACTTGAATGCGGTTTGGCCAGCTACTGTTGTTAAAAAGTCAGTGGATGTTTGGTCAATAAGAGTCACAGTTCCTCTACCAAAACTACCATGATTATAGAGAACTAGATTTCTATCAAACTCAATAATCGGACGTTGAGCTTTTACAAGACTTTCATCAAGTAGTTGTGCACCACTCAATGCAATTATATCTCGGTGATACCAATAATTTGTTACGCCCCAACGATTTTGATCCTGCCCTGCACGCTCTATGGTGACATAATTGGGAATATAATTTGCACTGTCTCCATCCCAACCACTGGTATCCCACCCCACAGTATCCCAAGACGCGTTGTTGAGTCCTACAGGCAAATAAAGTATTATTGATCGGCCAACATTTTCAATAATAAATTCCTGATTTATTATTTGACTATTGACATCTTGAGAAAATTTGATTCTTAGTCCGGAAGAGAATTTTAAATCTCCAACTATTTCAACTCCAGTTGATTCAACTCTATATGTTCCTGAGTAGGTATATTGACTTTGTCCTTTTATATGGTTTAACGCATCTGTTGTATCAAGCAGCGTAATTGTCCCCGGTCCCTGCGGCAACCAAAAGTATTGATTATAATTTATCAACTTATCCAAATTTATGGGAGGTGACCATGAATAATATTCCTGTGCAAATAACCTACTGTGATTTGAAACATTTGCTCCTTGATAACGCAATTGATTAATCAAATCATCATAAAATAAGATATTGTTTACTTTACCAGATATAACGTCAACTGAAGTTGCTGCAACAGACAACTGATAATCAACGCGAGTTTTATTGGGTTCACCAATATAAAAATCTTGTTCAGGATTCCAATAGCTGGGAGTTGAACCAACATAGGCATTCAGAAATTCCACATCTTCTGGTTGAAACAAATGATCAACCGTTGCAGAAAACTGTTTGGATAGAGTTGTTGTTTGATTATATTCAGGTAGTAATTTTATAGTTTTTCTTTTAGACATTAGTGAACCCCAAGGTACTTTCTGTTAATCCAGTTACTGTCTGCACATCAGACACTCTTGCACAGCTAATAAATATCTCGTCTGGATTACAAGTTATTTCAAACAAATCTCCAAATTTAGATTGTGCGTTAATTGGAGAGATAACAATGGAACCAACAACCGTGGCCAAGTTGATATGAATATAAGCAGCCAATTCAGTAAAGAAAAAGCTTTGTCCAAAATCCCAATTGGTTAATTGAAAATATTGATTGATTTGTGCAATTACCAAACTCTTTACTTCATTATCACTCACAGTGGTCCCACCTGCTTTGACTACTAAAAATTTTACTTGGTATGCTGAATCAGCTTGGCTTCCAAACAACAATTTATATTTTACAGGGTGCCATATTATGGTGTCGGTCATCATTTTGAATGAGTCAAAATAACTAAACGTAGATCGAATTTCTTCTGAAGTGGGAACTTGAGGCTGACTGGTTGCAGCACCATTAGTAGCGATCCAATTTCTCAATGCAGTATCATAACTGGCTGTCAAAACATACATGTCTATTATGTTCATTATCGCAGGATTAATCCTCTGATCATTTGGAGCCCAATGACGCCATTGATATATGATTCCATTTCTTCCCAATCTAACTTTCAAATCACTGGTAACATCTACTAGACTACCAGATTGATATTGGTATGCAGATCCTGTTGAAACAATATAAGCATATTCTCCTTCAACCCAGAGTGGGTCAGTGGATGGAGGAATCTGAGTTGGTAATTGATATTGTCGGTTGGCGGCAATAGTAATGGGATTATAATATTGATATCCATCTGTTGACAAATACCTAATCCAAAAAAGCAGCAGTCCTGAGCCATTTTGAACAATCTGTTTATATTCAAATGGATTATCAGGAATTCCAAGCTGCTGTGAATCCCAGAAGGTAACTCTGACCGCACGTGATTCTGCATATCCATCTGGATAAATTTCTTGGTCTTTGATTTGCCAATAATAGTCTGATATTAAAGTACCACTGGCTGAATTTGATGACACGTCTTGATTAATTTTTAGCATATTGATGTAATCAACTTTTGCAAGACCAGTATTCACATCAATTATTTTTTCACCAGAGCTAAAATAAAAACGCACATCCGCGACACTTTCAAAAATATATCTCTGACTTCTAACCAATACTGCCCAAGAATTTTTAGAATATATTAGTTTCAGTAACCAGCTGGCATCTGAATTTGATCCATTTTTATTACCCGCATTTGTTAGATCAAAAGTATCTGACGTTGACAAGTTGGAATTTGAAATTACGCGCCAGGATTGTGTCAAATAATCATACCTGATACCAAATGTAGATTTAGCATCCAATGCACTGGAAATTGCGGTTACTTCATCTGTTGAAAAACTGGTTGACCATGGTGCAAAAACTAGTTTGGGTTTGATTCCTGACTGTATATTTTGATTTAATGTTATCGCACCAATTCCACTACTAGTAATTCCAGTTTTGGCAAGTCCTGCTCCTGATCCCACGACAGTAACAATGGATGCCCAGGTTGAATCTTCAAATTGAATTACGGCGCCTGGAGCACAGACCGCAACTCCTGTACCAGGATATCCTGATTGAGAACCCACTGCAACCGCCGGGCTACCTAGACCACCTGACAATAACGCGCCTGAACAACTTGAATTACCGGGAATCACTGTCTGCCAAGTTAAATTCGAAATATCCAAGCTTGGAAAATTAGCATAATAAAAATCTCGCAATTCTGTAGCCGCAGATTTATGTGTACCTGCACCAGAAATGATAGGCAATATATTATTCAATACCAGCGTTGAAGATGTTTGGGAAACCACATCTGAAATTATTACTTGATTTTGATCTTGTTCAGCATATAATATGCCATCATCACTGAAAATATTAGTGTTTTGATAGCTACCCGTAGGATCATTAATATCAATATTTCGACTATGTCCTGCATAAGTACGATTGATACCAGAAATCTTTAGTGCTTGATTACTAAGCAGTGGATATAGATTATAATCCTGCGCATTCACCATTCTGTCTTGTGAATAATATACTTGGCTTGCATTTAATTGAATTTGGTCATTAGTTTCACCACTTTGTGCATTTGCAACCGTATACTGTAGACCAGCAGTGAAAGCTAGGCTATAGGTATTATTCAATTGGTCTGCATAATTAAACGTGAATTTTAAACCATTTAATTCATTTGGTCGAATTTGGTAACTCAAACCATTGCTAGTCCTATACCAAATTCGAATATATCCGGTTGGAACATTGCCAAAATTTCCATCTGCAAATCTAACACTTACTTGATCAACACCATTTGAATCTCGAGTAATAACACTAAAAATGTTTCTTTCATTTTTATTTAGGCTATTATATATTACGTTATATCCATTGACACTTGGTACAGGTTTCCATTTGGTAGTAACCAAACCTGACGTATCAATAGTTTGAACAAATACATCTGTTTGATTTACATTATCAACATTGATATCAATCACTCGGTTGGCAATAGGTAAATCAATTTTGTAATCTGAATAGCCAATAGATCCCTGTTTGAACATTAGGAAAAATCCAGTATTCGCTGATCCATACCCATTGCCGTCTGCTTGGTATATTAAATTCCAAGCATTCATGGGGTCTGGATCTAATTCTGAAAAATAACCAGTTGAACCCAATGTATTTGCAGTTTCATCAGAAAAGGTGGGGTTTACTAATTCAAAAGTCATATTATTTCCACCCACAGAAGCAGTAAATGGAATAGTGCTGGTTGGAATAATAGTATTATTGAGTTGATAAATGTCAGTGTTAATACCATTAACAGTACCAGATTTTAATGGGTTACCAAAAACATTGTTTGATTCAAGACTGGCATTCAATACCAGTATAAATTGTTCCCACCAATCTGGATTATTTTGATCATTCCATTGTATCAACACATTTTTTAAATTGGTTCCATTTGAATCATATATGTCTTGGTTAACCACCACTTGGGTAATTTTCAAAAGTCCAGTAGCCGGAATACACCGTTGCGGTTGATAACTCAACATGCGTGCTAGACGAAAAATAGACTCTCGTCTTTGTGCAGTATCCATGAAATTTTCACGAGTATTTAAATCATTTCTGAAAGCCAGACTGGTACCTAGGTAACTGAGCAAATCAATTAAAATTACCAGCTCTTGACTCTCTATCCAATCATTAAAGTCTTCAGGATAATTGAGCCTAATATAATCAATCATCGCAGTTCTGATTGTGGTAAAATCATAGGAGGCAAAATTGACTGACGTAAAGCTTTGGTAAATATTTTGCCAAGCTTCTGCTGCGAATAATTGTGTTTGTCTTTGTTGTTGGCTTACAGTCATTTAAATTCCTAATTTGATACTGATCGTTTGTCGAAATCAATTGAAAATGAATTGACTACATCAAATGGTACATATAGCAAGTCCATTTGAACTTGAATACCATATTCATATTCAGTGACAACCGCATTTAATAATTTGACTCGACTATCTGATGCTATGATTTGCTCACAACTTGTGGCTATTTGATCTTTGACATATTCGTCAAATGGTTCAAACAACAAATCCCATCCAGCAAATCCCCAATTTGGCATCATGATACGTTCACCTCTTCGAGTCATAAATTGGCAATATAGATCTCGATTAACCAAATCAATGTCAGTCCATCGGGTTTGTTTTGATGTTGTGTTGTTGGTGCTGAAACCAACAAATAAACCTGTTGTTTTAAGTTTTGTCATTACATTTATTTATGTTGGGAAATAAAGTACCGAGATAAATATATCAAATGGATAATCCTTTTCCCTATGAAACCAAATTGACTGGGTATCATGATGTCAATCGCGTTTGTCATGACATGGGGTTGATTTATCTAAAGGATTATATCTATCGAAGTTCAATTGAATTTGGTAGTCGAGATTGGACGATTACCATTAATTTCCGAGAAATCTCAGATTTGGTATTGTTTAAAATCACCATATGATAGATAAATATAGATATGACAAAAAAGCCATTTATAGATCTGGAAAACCTATCAATATATTTGAAACGCACCAGCATTGATGCAATAAAAGCAGCCATGGGTGAATTAGATTATGTGGTTGACCGTGATTATTGGATATATACCGATCAATACCTGGGTTTCAAACAATTTAGAATCAAATGTAGAAATGCAGCAATATTTGGCAAAATATCAAAATTAATCAATATTGAATCCAATCAAATAAATAAAGCATGACACGTGAATTATTTGAATTTGTGACAACTGAATTATTGACTCATCCTGGTGGGTGGATAGATAATCTCGGAAATTTATATCATTTGGGAAATTTATCCCATGATGAAGCTGCTAAAACAATTTTTGATTTTGAATATGGTTCTGCTTCTGCACTGAATATGGGTTTCATAAAATTCGATTACAGCATAGAAAATCGAAGACTAATTGCAGTACTAAGAATCAAAAATGATCGTGCAATCAAAAAATTAATTGATTTAATAAAAAACAATACTCCCAAACATGTTACTATTCATATGGAAAATGAATTCACGTTCAAAACTGATTATGAAGATGCCGTTCAAATATTATTTGATTTTTTGAATCACAGTAAAAAACCAACTACAAATACGCATTACCAACCCATATCTGAATCAGAAGCAGTTCCTCATACTGATTATGGTTATTGGATAATAATGACTGGAGAAATTGAACCAGTGCCTTTTGAAAAGCATCAGTATGTTGGTCGGGAACTGATTAGAAAACACAATTTAATTATCGCATATGACAAAGATGTAAACGGGTTTTTATTGAGTATAGGATGTATTCGAGTTGCAATAGAAGATGACAACAGAGTTGCAGTTGAAATGTATGAATATAAACGTCCTGCATTAAAGTCACTGCTAAGAATATTAAAAGAATTGGAAAAATTTTCTGAACAATCCCTGGACATAATATTAGAATGGGGCAGTAATTACGAAGAAGTAGATTTTATTACTGCGGTGAGAAAAATAAACAAAAAGATAGAAAGTTTAGTCAATATGAAACATATGGCAGAAAATCGAGGATTTCGTTCTGAAATCTCTAGACAAATCACATTGAGAGAAAATCTAAGATTGAAAGAAGACTACACACTTTCATATGAAGATCCTCAGTTACAGCGGATATGGGGTCCAGCTGAAGCTGACATAGTTTACAATGATGATGGCAGTAAAAAAGGATCACGTGCTGGGAAAATAATACTTGCACTCGCCGGTTTGAGTACTACCTGGGGCATATATTTTGCGTTAACTAATGAGCAACTTGAATCTGTCACAGCTGACATTTTAATAAAAACGTCAGTTGATCATTTGGTAGATAGCATTGCATCTACATTACCATCACAACAGGACGTAGGTAATATTGATCATATCGATCAACATACTGAGAACGGACACCAAGTAGTAAAAATCCCTGACAATATACAGCCAGCAGTGGGACTACCTGATTCAGATGGTATAGCAAATGTTGACAATATAGATACCACCACGCCTGACATCAATCTTCATCCCTATCAAGATAAGATAGATCCCAGTAAAACCATACATGTTCCCAAACACATTAACCATGAAATAAGAGTTCCAAAAAATATGGAACACTTGCCAGTAATTACACGTGAAAAATTTGTTGCTGAAGCACATCATATGAAGGGGGTTGATGAATTACTTCATACTCCAAATGGACAAGCTCTTCTAGCAGAAGCTCAATCACAAGGACTCAAAGGTACTGAACTACTCCAGTTTGTTGCGCAATGTGCACATGAAACACAGGGCTTTACAAAATTGGAAGAGGCTGGAAGTCATCGATATTTCCGTAAATATGAACCCAATCATACATTGGGACAGATGTTGGGAAATAAACATCCCGGAGATGGAGAATTATACAAGGGGCGCGGATTCATACACATTACAGGACGACACAATTATGAAGTTGCTGCCAAAGCATTGCACATGCCGGAATTAGTTGAACATCCTGAGCTTGGTAGTAAACCAGATGTGGCAGCAAAAATAGCAGTATGGTATTGGAAAACTCGTGTACAAGATCACGTACATGATTTTTCAAACACATCTCATGTAACTCAATTCATCAATCCCAACGAACTTAAGAATACAGAGCACAATACTAGATTGCATGATCGTCATCAAAGATTCTTGGATTTAAAGAAGTTTGCAAGTTTCATTTATAGCGCATTAAATTTGGATAACTCACAAACAGTTACAGTTGAACCACTAGTAATTACTGTACATCGAGATCATCCACATCAACCACACCACTCGACCCATCATGACCAAACATCTCCTACAGACCTGCATAATGATCAATTACATGAGCAAATTTTGAATGAATTTGAATTCACTACTATAGCAGGAATACTTACCGTTGCTTCTGGTCTATTGGGTGGGGGCGCAACTGGTGCAGTGGGCGCATTGGATCCTTACAAGAAGGCAAAGGATTTAACCAAACGTGGTGCTCGACGAATTAAAAAAGCAATGGGTGCATATCCTCTAAAGGGACATATTGAATTCGACAACTTATCAAATGTTATTGGCTATAATCCAGATAATAATTCTGCTCTTGAAATGGGAGTTGCTTTAATGAGGCGCAACAAAAGTCCAGATGTCAAAGCTCTACAGGCTGGTGGGCTGGCATTTTGGGCACTATTAGTATGTAATCCTGTTGCTCAACAACAAGCATTTCAACAAATAAACCAAATATACCGTGGTCCAGACAATATTGCAGAAAATGCCCTGGATAATGTTACACAAGTATTTAAATCTGTAAAAACTGGTGATGTTCTTGGTTTGGCAGCTGATGTTGCATTGGTTTCTGGAGCTGCTGGTATTTCAGGATATATTGGACGACATATTGGGCACGATATGGTAATGGCATTGAAGAAGAGATTCAATAAAAATCGAAGCAAGATGGAACAATCTGTAAGAGCTATAACATCAGCTTTGAAATGTGGAGAAGATGCAAAATTTATTACCCAAGGCCTGGCTGCATTAATTGAAGGGCAACACCCTATTGAAATTCGAGGTGCGTTGTTATGCGGAGGTATCATATTTTTCAGACTGCTGGAAGCGGAAAAAGCAACCAAAGCCGTTGTATTCGGTGAAATCATGAAAATACAAACTGAAATCTATAGTGCGATAACAGCAAGCGTTCAAGCAATAGATTATGATGATGAGTTTAGTGACAAAACTAGTTCAATGCCTAATGAACCACTCAGTGTGGATCAAATAGGGAAACAACAAACCAAATCAGACAAAAAATTTGTGCCCGTTTGGGAAGGTAATAAGCGTCAAGGACGGAATTGAGTAGGCATATTTGTCGTATTCAAATAGGGTGCATCTCCGGTTGCTGAATACAATATGCGCGTTAAATCAGATTGTTGTGCACCTTTGGCCACATGTAGAAATTTTCCATTTTCGTAAAGTATTAACTGTGTGAATGGCAAACCACTTTTAGCTATCCATTTGAACATCTCTATATTCGTTTGGTTATTTGCCATGGTAATATCAGCAGCTGATGCAATACTATGATCCGAATGGTTTCCCGTATGAGCATGAGCAGTATTATAAGACACTGATCGAAACCCACTAGTAATGATGAAATTGTATTTCTCTTTAATATGATCAAGTACATCAGTGCATAAATTTTGCCAACGACATGCCAGTTCACTGGTTGATAATCCTCGACTGGGTTCTAATTTTTGACCATGCGCTGCTAAATCAATCAACTTAAAATATCGGCTGACCGGAGTATTGTAATCAGCATCAGTTAATGGAGTGTGAAAATCTCGGCAATTGGTCGCTGGTGTTAAAGCTTTTGCCGGCCCCACCGGCTCATGTAATCCGGCACCTCGATCTCCTATTAGAGCTTGTTGATGTGCCGCAGCCAATTTAATACCCTGTGGAGTATTATCGTAAAATACTACCCCATTTTGAGCATATGTATGTGCAGCAATTTGTGTTGGTTCATCTGTTACAGGAACAAGTGCTGCTGATCCACCAGCAGTACTCGGACTTGCACCAGGTTGTCCAGAAATAACAGCCGCTCTATTATTAATAAAAACGTCTTTGCTTATGGGACTGGATATGGTATTTGAAGAAAGATCACCAACCCCACTGATGTTTTTTCCATTTGCAGATAGACTTCCGCCTAAACTGGGACTTGGATCCTGTTGAACTCTATCAATTGCCATTTATGCTTTCCATATGTTACCTTCACGTAAACCATCAACCAAGTGTTTTGAAATTGATACAGTGATATCTGATTTTGCAACGTAACCTTTTCTGGTAGTATCAAATCCATGATTTGCTTTATATGCAGCTTCTGTTGAATTCCAAAGCACGTAATTATCCGCTTTGCCAATTGCTTTGGGCCACAGCACCGACAAATACAGATCCGTAAGTGATTGATACTTTCCTGAATAGACACTCAGATATTTATATACCCAATCAAGTTGAACTTCTGGTGTCATTTGAGCTAGTGCGGCAGTGGTTGTTCCCATACTTACGGCGGTTGCTGCCATGAATTGGATTAATCCGGTTGCACTACTCACTCCACATTTTACCGCGGGACTAAATGTGCCCGCCGATTCCAAATGCATAACTGCCATTAACCAGTCTGCACCACTGTAATTGGGAGCCAATGTGTCCGCAGGAGGCAATCCCAATTTGGTTGCCATGTCCCATACCTTACCTCTGAAAGTCGCACCACCCTTGTCATAACTGTTGACTTTTGTGCCCCACGCTAAATGTGGTCCTGTAATACTAGCTAGTGGCGGCAAGGTTTTATTAGTACCAGCAAATGCCGCGCCGCGACCGTTTGCAGGAACACCGCCAGTTTGACCAACTTGTAGATGTTCGAAATAGGGTTCGTGAGTAGGCATTCTAACAACTGTAGTTTGTCGATCCTTGTATGTTTGACTTTTAGAATCATAGGTGACATCAGTCAAAATATTGTCTAATATTTGATCTGCCTGTTTGGCTTGTTTTGCAACTGATGCCAGTGGACCATTAGCATGTACTTTGGCACCACTTAGTAGGATATCATTTCCGGCTCGAATACTGGCCCCGCCGATTGCTTGAACAGCGATTTCACCACCACTTAGAGTTTGATGATCCCCAATAGCAGTATCATATGTCGATCCACCAGCTATTCTATGAGTATCACCAATTGATTTTTGATATAAGCCATCATGAGCCAATTGGTGAATATCAGACGCAGCTTCCATTTTAATATTGCCAATATCATCAGCAGTACCAGTATCAACCAATTTTATGGATTTACCAACGCCTTCAACCAAAAAGATGGGTCCATTATATGATGTACCAACATCTTTTTTAAATTGTATGTATTGACCATTCATCAATGTCACTCCTCCAGAAAGTGCGCCTGGTTGAGCCGAGGAAGAACTATTGGCAACCGTGGGATCACTGGTTCCAGGCAATACTGGGCTGCCTGTTATTTGATTCACAACATCTGCATAATTTTTTGGAAATACGTCTGTTGAATCAAGTGGGATAAATGGATTTTTATATAGATCAATTATCGTATCTCCATTTTGTGCAGCAATTTGTTTTTGGAATGCAGCAGCCACTCTGTTATTCGCCGGAGCTACCCAAACAATTTTTATGCCAGCCGGGATAGCAGACCTAACTGTTTGATAGGGAGTTATAGTATTAACCACTCTCCAATCATCATTCGAACCTGTTGATATGATTACGTATGGGTTGATAATTTGTGATTTTGATAGATCAGAAATTACACTGGAAGTCAAAACTCCCGGAGTTGTAATGTTTTGATTGCCAAAAATTCTAGCTATACCAGCAGCTATTCCATCACCAACAACGGTTGTATTTGTTGTTGTCATCTTAACTGCAACGTTGGAACTTTGTGTAATGGCGTTGGATGTTGCTGGAAATTGTTGATCTGCAATAACCGGCGGTATTACAGTGTTGGTTGACAGTGTTTGCCCACCTAGTTGATAGTTTCCTTGATAAGTATAAGTGGGTTGTCCAACTATATTGTTTGCTGCGTCAGTTACATCTAAAAATATGGTGGGATTAAATTCACGTGATTCACCTCGAGCCTTCATATAAATACTACCACCTGCATCAAAATAGATGTTGGCATCTGCTCGAAAATTCATATTTCCCTGTGTGCGCAAACTAATATCATTTTCAGAATAAATGTCTAAAAACCCGTCACCACTTAATTCAATCCAATTTAACCCATCTCGACTAGCAATATAAACACTACCAATTGTGTCATTCACAACTATTTGTGCGCCCTGTCGAGTTCTAATCCTAATAAAACTATTGGCATCATTGTCATCAAATACCAATTGACTACCACCGGGAGTTAAAATCCCACTAACTTTATTAACGGGAGTAGTACGTCTAGCTCCACTTGAACTTGTACCTCTAGTAGCATCAGTTGCTAGACCCTGTAAAACCAATTGGTCGGCCAGTGGTGAATAACGTGGTCTTACCACAGTATTGGGGTCAATTGATTCGTTTAATTTATTGTATTCACTAACAGGCAATGTGGTTGAACTATTATTACCTGGTATACCAGGTACCATGTGATTCATATATTGGTTGTATAAACCTCCCCACCAAATGCCTCGACCGGGATCTCCTGCAATAAAAGCACACACAACTTCATTGTCGATGTCAGGTGGTACGAACCACATGCCATAACTGGTTTGACTGTCTTCCCAGGAGGTGCCAGTTCCATTATCATATAAATTTGTTGCTCCAGCAAATGGCGCACAGTATGTTACTGTAATCCAACTGCTTTCATCATCTTGTCTAGCTCCAAATTCTGGAATCCAAACTCGCAATCTTCCTAGTCGTTGTAGATCATTTGCGTCTTTAACGAACCCAATATATATTTTGTCCAGGCTGGAATTTCGGCCATCTGGTTGCAAATCCCAACTAGAGCCTGATATAGTAGTTCTTTTGTAGACATTTGACATTAACTTCCTTGAGCAATTTGACTGGCTAGTGACTGGTCTACTAATTGACTATGCACATCCTTGTAAGCTGTCAACCTTTGTGTAAACTGTCCTTGTTTAAAATGGTGTTCCACCAACATTGTTCTATATAGTCCATTGAATGACGTGCTTGATCCAGAATTGAAATCCATTATTCCCGTGTCTTCTGAAGGAGCTGTACCAATATTGAAATTTAAAATAAACATTTCATCTCCAGACAAATATTGAGCTTGGTTTGAAACAACATCATATTTACTCTTGTCAATCGCACCATTTGAATCTTTTACTAATTTATCCATATCAATATTACTGGGACCCAGCCAATAGGGATCTCCTCGTATTTCCAAATCGATTTGTAGGAATGTAGTGGGATCTTGTATATTCCCAAGTATAGTACCAAACAATCCACGCCCCAAAGGCATCGTCAAATTATTATTATCAGCCGCTTGTTGATTTTTACTGGCATCACTATTTCGATCAGCATTTTGAAAGCTGGGTTCTTTTTTTGCAACAGTAGAAACTTGCCAAGACTGACGAGTTGTATCTGATTCACCAAACAATTCTTGATCTTCTGCAAATTTCACTGTTCTAATGGTATCGGTTGGCTTGTTTGCTTGATTATAAGCTGCTCGTAATTTAGCTTGATCCCGTGCCGATAATGCCAGAGTATCTTTTAATTTGTCGGGATTGTTTTTTAAATCACCAAATAGGAAAATACTTCGATTATGTTCTGCAACCTGTTGATTTGCCAAAGCAGCTGAATTTGCATCAATTGCTTTTTGATCAGCAGCAATTTTCTCTGCTAATTGAGACTGCTCAGTGGCATCTGTTGATTTGGCACGAGCCGCTTCATCAGCTTGTAGTTGTGATTGTAATTGTGCAGATTTTACTCTAAGTGCATTTCCTCCTCGAGTATGATAACCACGTCCTTCAATAAATCCAGTTGATTTTTGTGCAGCAAGTGGACCATGTGTTTTTTGACTATATGAATTGTTGCCATCAAATTGTTGAAGAGCTATTACCCAAACATTGTCTATATCAATATCAAAATGTATTATTTCAGTATTCAATCCCGTATATAGATATTGGTATCCCTTGGCTACTCGATTTAATTGGTTCAAGGCTTCAACTTTGTTTTGTTGAATCGTTTTATTATTCAATTTTGAATTAGTTCCTTGATCAATATAAGCTTTGGTTGACGTATATGGAACCACCGTATAAGTATATTCTCGAACATATTCACTTGTATATGCATCCCATCCAATAATTTTTGCGTGACTGTGAATTTGAAATACCTTTATTAATCCATTATCAAATAAACTGGGTCCTGCGGCTGAATTATTAGTTGAGTTCGTTCTTCCCACAATCCACTCATTTGCATCAGGGCACAAACTGGCGGCGGAATTGATCATCTGTCCAACATCCATACCTTTGTTAAACTTAATTAATTTTTTATTTCCTCCAATAGTACTGGATTCCCAGTCAGCATTTCTCTGGGAATCTTTGATGGGATCTGGACCGATCAATTTCCAGTTAGCGACTTCAGGAGGACAAACAAATTTATAAGTAGCTGCTGTTACATTATTGTTATCAACTGTGCGAGTTTGGTCTGTCATTTTTTGAGTAAGTTCACTCAAAAATTCCCCAAACGTTCCGGCAGATATTTCTATTAGGGCTGGACTGGTTGCTATTTGGTTATTATTAGCAAATTCATTGTCGATTGATCCACTAATACTCCACGTGGTTCCTGCTTCAGTGGCTTTGGCTTGTATACTTAAAATGAGAAGTCTATATAAATGATAATATAATCTATCTTCAGTTATGTTACCCATTTCATCATAGCCAGTAAACCAAATTTCCATGAAATAGGGACATCTATTTTGATTCACAACATTTAACTCAATTGAACTAGTTAATAGCTTATCAACCAAGCTCATACCATAAGCTTCAGTTATATTCATTGTCCACGTGGTAGCAGGCATATTGGCTGTTTGAAAATTAGGCCCACAAATTGTATTCAAACTAAAATCACGAATATTAAACCCAGCAGTCACACCTGATTCAGCAATTGTAACTTGTTCAATAGTATTATCCAGTTGAATTGTTCCTGCTGCATTAGAACCGATTCGATTATAAGCATCATAGTCATTAGTCATTACCCATCGCAAATGATATGAATAACTTGCTAAATCATTTAAATTATTTGGTTGTATTTGTAATTTAGTAAAAATATCACTTATTGAATTTGGTTTTATTGGATTTGCAGAAACACTGGGTACACTCCAGTTATTTGATATTGAATTAGTTTGACTTGTTGTTTTTGTAGGCAGTGTCTCCATCAAACTATATGGCCGAGAAGTAAACTGATCCACATTGTCTTGCGGAGTCGCAAAAACAATTGATAAATGATCAGGGTTTTTTACTGAACGTGGTGGGATAGGAGCAGTCATAGATACCTTTTTAAAGCAGATTTATCAGGCACATAGATAACACTACCTGCAATAAAATCCCAAATGGGATCACGAATAACATCAGGATTCCTAACTGCGAATACCCACCAGAGTTTGGAAGTTTGATACATATCATTGCTTAGCAAATCTGGACGATGCTCATATTTTTTTGACAGTTGTATCAATTTATCACTGGGAGTTTTATCAATTACAACACCTGGCCAAAAATCCAAATAATTTATTTGATTTTTTGAAACCTGGGGAGTGTTTGCCCAAGGACTGGATTTATCATATGCGACTTGTGTCATGTCCAACGTCCTTTCTTAAGCAGAGATCCAGTTCTAAATTGATCCAAGTCAAATTGTCTTAGTCTATCAGGAGTATTTTGTACAGTTAAATCAACTGATATATTGAATACAGAGGGCAACCAAACATATCCAGCTGAACTAGTTAAATTTGTTCCACCTCTAAGTAGTGATTGTATACCAAATATGTCTTGATTTAAACTAGGTGTTCTTGAAGTTGATGAACTATCACTATTATCATCCCAGGAAATATTTGCCAAATCAATGGGGACATAGTCAACGTCATTTGGTAGAGTTACAGTAAATCGTTCCAGTATTACAGGCAGCTTGTTAAACATCATTGCACCATATGCTGAAAATTCCAGTACGGGAGGTGGTGTGCCGGGATTTTGACTGGCACCAAATGCCATCTTACTCACGGTTCTTAAAAAGTGTATACAAGCTAGTGAATACAACCCATCTGTTTGATTTTGTACAGTAAACATACCGTCCACTCCAAAGGTAGCAGCACTTGAACGAGTATATGATTTAAACTCTTGAATAGTATGTATCATGTCTTGACTGGAATAATTGATACCCTGTGCCCAATTTATAGTGGGTTGGTAGGGCCATACCAAGCCATTGGATTCTCTTAAAGGTTGTAATAATCCATATGTTCCCAAGATCTGGTCCATTGCTCCAGATTTGGGTTTCAATCTAACTCGACGGGGATCAACTGGTTTTGAAACAGTGACTGTAACTGCTGAAACATCTGTGATATCTGTTATTGCCATTTATTACCCAAATATTATCCACTATTTATGTGGAAAAATTAAGCACTGTTTTTATTGATTTTTCTATTTCAACACCGCAATACTTAAAATTGCAATATCAAATAGAAGGATTTAGATGAGTGGCACAGTAAAAAAAGTAATTTACCTAACAAATCGTGATTTATTAGAAGAAATTCACAAAAGTAAAAACAGTTATTCTGAATTTACTGATAAAAAATATGAAAATTATGATTTTATAGTTACAAGTTTGGATCAAGTCACTCCTGAACGATTAGAGCAAGCACAACAAAAAAAAGTTGCAGATCGAATATCCAGAATAAAAAAAGAATATGCCGCAAATGGCGTCAAAAATTACAAACCAGTAGTTGATATCGCTGAATTTCCACTTGATGAAATTGTTATTCGATTGATGACATTTGATCATATCCCACCCAATCCCAATGAAGAAAAACTAGCAAAAGCAAAAACCACTAGTGAGCGACATATACGCTGCAACTTTCCACCATTCCAACATTATATTTTTCAAGCAGGTGAATTTAAATTAGTTGGACAAAGCCACTACAAAGACGGTGAATTCAGTTTGACACATGGAAAAATGACCAATCGACTTGCAAAAATGTTCATGATGTTGGTAGAAAAATATGGGCATCGAGGAAACTGGAGAAACTATACTTATTTGGATGAAATGAAGGGACAAGCCCTATTACAACTCAGTCAAGTTGGCCTACAATTTGATGAATCACGTTCAGACAGCCCCAACCCATTCAGTTATTTTACAACAGTATTGAAGAGTTCATTTATTAGGAATTTAAACTTGGAAAAAAGAAATCAAGATATTCGAGATGATTTATTAATAATGAGTGGTGCTATGCCTAGTTATACTCGACAAACTGAAAATGACATCCAAAATCAAAAAACAACTGCTGAACACAAAAGCAAGAAGGCGGCAGCCGATACTGAATAGTCTAATTATTGAACCAGAAGGACAACAACCCTTATAATGAAGAAAGTTCAATAGTTGAGATTATTTTATGTTATTTAAAAAAGCCATAGTATTTACTGACCTACATGTTGGTAAATCTTCCAATAGTGATATTCATAACCAAGATTGTCTCAACTTTGTCAAATGGGTTGCAGAAACTGGTAAAAAAGAAAACTGTGACATGTGTTTGTTTTTGGGAGACTTTCACCACAATCGATCTACTATGAATCTCAAAACTATGAGTTATGCCAACAAAGTCTTGGAAATACTAAATACCGCATTTCCGAAAACCATGATGATTATGGGAAATCACGATCTCCATTACAAAGAAAAACGTGATGTGCATAGTATTGAATGGGGAAAACATTTGCCCAATATTGAAATCGTCAATGATTTTATAGAACGTGATGACACAGTATTCATCCCTTGGTTAATTGGAGATGAATACAAAACGCTGGCAAATATTCGAGCCAAATATGCGTTCGGTCATCTGGAACTCCCAACCTTTATGATGAATGCTCAAATTTCCATGCCCGACCATGGTGAAATTAACATCAACTATTTGAAGAATTTTGAAAAAGTATTCACCGGCCATTTCCATAAAAGGCAAAAGTCTGGCAACGTTTACTATATTGGCAACGCATTCCCACATAATTTTTCTGACACAGGTGATGATGATCGAGGGGTGATGATTTTGGAATGGGGAGTCGAACCCGAATTTCGAGCTTGGCCTGCTGCTCCAAAATACCGCAACTATCAACTGAGTAACGTTTTGGCAAATCCATTCGACCTAATAGACGACAAAACCTATGCAAAAATTAATGTGGATGTTGATTTGAATTATGAAGAAATAAACTTCATGAAATCACTTTTGGAAACAGAATTGAACGCTCGTGAAATTACCATGATATCACCAAAGATAATTGACCTACAATATGATGATACAGCTGAAATAAATTTTGAATCAGTTGATACTATTGTCGTTGGTCACTTACAAACAATTGAATCAAACACAATTGATAAAAAATACCTCATTGAATTATATGGACAAATTTAAAGAAAAATGATTAAATTAAAAAAAGTAACCATAAAGAACTTTCTATCAATCGGCGCGGTTGAACAAGTTTTGGATCTGACCAAAACGGGCATTAGTCTAATACTGGGCGAAAACATTGATCTTGGAGGATGCGGTCAACGCAACGGAGTTGGGAAATCCAGTATTCTAAATTCCATAAGTTATGCCCTATATGGACAGGCGCTGACCAATATCAAACGTGATAATTTGATCAACATGATCAATAAAAAGAATATGGTGGTATCAATTGAATTTGAAGCCAATAATCACACTTATAAAATTGAACGTGGGCGTAAACCCAACTTTATTAAATTTTATGTTGACGATAATGTGAGTTCTGAAGACACTGATGAAGCACAGGGCGAAAGTCGTGAAACGCAGGCTGAAATAAACAAAGTGCTGGGTATGAGTCACGAAATGTTCAAACATATTGTGGCACTCAATACTTCCACTGAACCATTTTTAAACATGGGTGCAGCCAAACAGCGACTCCTAATTGAAGAACTACTTGGTATTACAATGCTGAGTGAAAAAGCCAATAACTTAAAAGAACTTATCAATTCAACCAAAATTGAAATCGACAAAGAAGAACTGGTAATTAAAACAATTCGACTCAGTAATGAACGCATTCAAAACACAATTGCGGATGTTGAAACCAAAGCTACCAACTGGGATAAGAAACAAGCAAAGACGCTTGAAGAACTTGTTGCGGCAATGGAAGCTTTAGCCACTTTGGATATTGATGAAGAGCTTAAAAAGCATGAAGATTTAAAAATTTGGCTGGAATTAGACCAATGCCAAAAACAATTTGAATCCAACCGTTCTCACAAACAACGACATTTGAATCAACTCAATGCTCAAATGAACAAGTTGATCGCCAATTATGAACACACTGCTGAAAAGAAATGTCCCACGTGTCACCAATCAATTGATGCCGAACAGCATCAGAAAATGACTGATGACTTGGAAACTGCTATTGGTAAGCTGGATGCAGAAGTCACAACTGAAACTGCTGAGATTTCAAATATTGAACTTCAACTGGCAGAAGTTGTAGAAGCTAAATCAACAATTTCAAAACCCACTACATTTTATAATACACTGACTCAAGCATTAAATCACAAAAACACTTTGGATCAATTGGCAAAAGACTGGGAACGTGAATCAGAAGCAAAAAATCCATTCACTGGTCAAGCTGCTGATCTTGCAAATACCATACAAGAAATCAATTTTGATAATTTGAACACTTTATCCAAGCAAAAGGATCATCAGGAATTCCTCTACAAATTACTGACCAACAAAGACAGTTTTATTCGAAAGAAAATCATTGATCAAAATTTGAATTTCCTCAATAACAGATTAAACGAATATTTGGAAAAACTCGGGTTACCACATAATGTTATCTTCCAAAATGATCTCACAGTTGAAATCATGCTATTAGGACAAGACTTGGATTTCAGTCAATTAAGCCGAGGTGAACGTACTCGTCTCATACTTGGTTTGAGTTGGGCGTTCCGAGACATATTTGAAAGTTCTGTGGAAAATGTCAATCTCATGTTTATTGATGAACTACTTGATCAGGGAATCGACAGCGCTGGAATGGAGAATGCCTTGGGTGTTCTCAAGAAAATGGAACGTGAACGCAACAAAGATGTGTTTGTGATTTCACACCGTGAAGAACTGGTTTCCAGAGTCAGTCAAGTACTAACTGTCATAAAAGAAAATGGTTTTACTAGATTTGATTGGGATTACCAGAATTGACTGCATAAATAATTGATGGCAAAAGTTAATGGAAAAAATAAAGGCAATGGATTTGAAAGAAAAATTGCCAATCTACTTAGTACACGGTTTGAAACTGAAACTGGTCTAAAATCTTCTTTTAGAAGAAATTCAGATTCCGGGTCATTTTTCGGAGGAACAAACAAGCAACGCACTGAAACACACAATTTGGATTATGCAGTGTTTGGTGATTTGATTACTCCAAAAAATTTCAAATTTTCCATTGAATGCAAACATTATAAAACTGCTCCCACGTTTCAATCACTGGTAAATCACAACATTACCATGTGGGATTCTTGGTTGAAACAAGCACAACAGGATGCCACATCATCTAATAGAAAGATGTGTTTGATAATCAAATACAATAATGTGGACGAAATTGTCTTGGTTGCAGACAAGCTACTTGACATATATGATTATTCCAAGTACAAAACCTGGTACGTCTATAAATTGACTGATTTTCTAGCTATGCCAGATGGCTATTTTTTCGAACGTGATCAGTTTTTGTCTTCTGACCAATTATCAACAAATGGTTCAAACTTTTCCGGACCCAAAATCAGTTCTCCTGAATAGGGCATCACGTCTTCCCAGTTTGACCACTCGGAATTATAAGTAATTGAAACATGCGGGATGTATTCCGGAAAATCCCACTTGGCGCCCAGTGAACAAAATTCCATCCAGCGATCTTCAAGTTTTTTGGATTCGAATGACAAAACAATGGTTGTTTCTTCTTCACCAAATGCCAACAACTTTCTATCATTGGTTTCTGGTATGACTAGTTCTCTTTTCTTTGGTCGGATGAGTAACCAATCAACTGGTGTTTTTGAATGCGCAATAGTCACATGCATGTCTTCGGGTTCAAGTGGTGTCTTACAACCATTTTTTCGAGCCCATTCCCAAACCTCTTCAGCATTAAGTAGTGGACGTGATACATAAAGGGTATCCTGCTTGGATTCAAATAGATCGATAAGTTTCATCAAATATTTATGCATTTTTATTTGAAAAATATTTTTTTTATTTTGCGATTCAATAAATAGATGCCTATACTACTAATGTTGACGGAATAATTACCCGGACATCTTAGGAAAAAAGGCACCAATGACTGCAGAATGCGGAAAAATGAAAAACCTGGTTGTTCAGACCTGGTACCCCATCATGGGTGTTGCTGACGAAGAATTCGTCGGAAAGGCAGTCGCCTCTGTCACTGTTCTTGACTCACAAAAAAGAAGGGATTGGAAACAACCGCTGCATAGTCCGAAAATAGTAGGGCGCCGTAGATTGACCGTTTTCCAATCCCCTCGTCAATCACAAAATCAGAAAACACAAGACGACATTTCAATGAACGTTCAACTACGAACGGAACCAGCGCCGCTAGCTGCCTAGTGTGGTGACCCCACATTATGGAAAAACGGAGACATACCTATACTGAATAGTGGTTATCCGGTTTAACCGTACCACTCGTGCCACTGGAAGCGGCGAGGCGGCCATCACGTAAGGGGACTTCTAGTCATAAGCCCCAGTAGGAAAAATGACACAAAGGATCTAGAGTCGGGACAACGCTGACTCTATGATGCATCACCAGTCACATTGTGCATAGACGGTGGTGTAGCTTGGGTGAGACTCCCATAACCGAGTATGATGACAACATCAGAGTATTGGGTCCGAAAGCTGGAAACTAGGTACTCCGCCAGCACCGGTAAACATTCCGGAAGGACATATGCACATCGTTTCCAAAACTGCAATACATGAAGACCAATTCTATTTTTTGGCAATTTCTTCGATCAGTTCAGAACGAGTAACTCCTGGCAACGGGAGTACCGTGACACCCAGCAAACATGAAGCCTATTGGGCTACGCCAATTAAATTATCATTCACCAACTAATTAGAAAAACCTAACCGAAGTGATACTTGAGTACCTTTAGGTACGAAAAGTACACGAGGTTAAGCCAAGCGTAGCTTGTGCTTGTTATAGTTGATTAAGATTGAAAATTAGTTAGATTGCTTAGATCACTTAGAACAACTGATTAAACAAATTACTGAATGACTAATTGAAAAGAGAAACTAAAAATTGCTCCCGACAATTAAGGTGTTCTATGACTTGAATTCCTTGTTCAGGAACGCTTCGCGCCCCTGACCAACAAAAAGAAAAATCTTGACCTCATCGCTTCGCTCTGATGTCAGACTTTTTCTTTTTGAAATTTTCAGAATTATTGGTTTTCAGAAATTTTTCTGTGATCTTCTTGACTGATTTTTCGGAGAAAAATCCAATAGAGTTCCGCAGGAATCCACGCCAATTTCAATTGGAAACCAGCAGCTCTTCAGTGCCACCATTCATTTTGCTGTAATACTCTTCAATGACTTCTGCCATTAGTTCACGTTGATTGCGATCAATTTCATAGACTGCATTAATATCAATTGCGCCGCGTGAATAAAACATGAGTCGCATTAATTCCAATTCAATCAATTTTTTAGTTTTTTTCATGCTCTTGAGTAACGATTCAATAGAATTGGAATCAAATGTCAAGAGCGTTTGGCGAAAAAATGAGTGGGTTCAAACTCCAAGTTTTCTTCCCATGTATGCGGACAGTTTTGGCATTCAAATACAATTGTTTTGTTAATACCAATTGCATTCAGTTTTTTAACTGCTTCAAAAACTTGATCAGCTTGTTCTTTTTCAATATTAACTAACCATTCATTGATAAAACTCAAATCTTCCACTACTTGATTGGTATCTAGTATCTTAATACTAACAATGCTTTTTGCTACCAAACTAAACGTAATTTGACTTAGTCGTTCCACACTTTCCGATATGCGAGCAGCTTGTAGGAATTCGTCGTCTGGTGATTCAACGACCGACATTTTAATCAATTTTTCTTCTTCAAATTGATGTTGTAGAAACAACTGCTTCATTTCAAAATTATAGGGTTGTATTTCTACGAGCAACTGTTGATTCATCTCAATAAAACAATCAGAGTCATCCACAAAACTCATTGTATCCAACAACATTTGACAATTGAGATCAACCAGATTTTCATGACTGCAACGTTCACATTTGCGTTCAAGTTCAATTAACCCATTGTTGGTTGCTGCTTTGATTGCAACATAGAGAGCATCTAGATCAGGTGATTTGAAATTTTTAACATTTTTGATATCAGGGCAACAGCCAGAAATAATAGTTTCTAGGGCATGCCCATTTAATAAAGCATCTGGAGTATTCAACATGATGTCGTCAATTGCTCTCATGGCATAGACCCCATGTTCTTTTTGCTGGTTATCAATGTCAGATTCCTTGTACCAACGATCTTGACTTGGAAACTTAACAAATAATTGTGGTTGTCTGAAGTGTGACTTGAGTGGGTTTTGTGTCATGTTTTTCCTGGATAAATATGTATATGACTATTTATACAATAAAAACGGTACTTTATGGCTGATAATCTTACATATAACAATACGCCGGTTAAGGATTCCAATCCGCTGCCTATTAAAATAGTCAATAAAGATCGTATTGACTGGGCAACTGAAAAAACCCTTAAGGATTTGGTTGCAAAAACAACTACCAATGGACAAATACTAATAGAAGCTTTTAAAAAATACATTGTCAAAAACAATGATGATGGTGCGAAAAAGCTTCGTGAATTTGAAGCAGCTTTAAATCGAACTACACAAGCAGCTAAAGACAGTGTTAATGAAAATCAACAAGCTAGTCAGTCACGACGTGGTCGACTATTAGCTGAAGAAGAAGCCAACAAGCAACAAGCGACTGAAGCTGAACGAAGTGGTGATGCAGCAAAACGACAAGCTGCTGTTTTTAGAAATGCCATGTCATCTTATACATTGGGATTGGTGGGAGGCTCGGCTTCAGCAGGTTCTGCGATATCTTCTGTTATTGGTAATTTGGGAACATTGGCTCTGGAAGGAACTGAATTAGCAATTGGATTTAGTATACTTGAAAAAACTGTGGAAATGGTGGAACACCGTTTCGCACAGATATCAAAAAGTCTGCTGGCGCTAGATGATGTGGGACAGGGATTCAGTCTAGGACTAACACAATATACAGACATGCTTTATGCTTCGGGTTTGAAGTCTGAAGAACTCAATAAAGAACTGACTCAGCATTCTGCTGCCACTGCTTATCTGGGTATTCAACGCACAGTGGAATTGGGAAATGCTTTTAGTAAATTGACTAAATTTGGTTCTGAGCTGTTCATGACCAATGAAGAAGCTCGTGATGCGCAACTGGATTATTTGGAAACACTGCGTTTAACAGGCGATATGCGAGGCAAATCTGACGGTCAATTGGTGGTCAGTACCAACAAATATTTACAGGAATTGAATCAAGTTGCTGAAGTAACTGGTATGAATCGTCGTGAACTGGAAAAACAAATAAATTCATCCTATAATAATGCAGATATGCAAATCGCCCTAGCTGGGTTGCCTGGTGCAGTTCGTCAAAATATGATTGAGAAAGTACTTCCTGAAATTGCAAAAACATTTGGTACACAACATACACAGATAGATAATGCACTGGGTGGTTACATAAGTCGTGGCTTAGCTGGTGTTGGTCCTGAAATGACCATGGTTCTAAATCAAGCTGGAGCATTTGACGCTTTCCGTGAGTTAGGTGATATTGCCAAAGCAGGTGGTGATACAACGACTGCTACCAAAAAATTAGCACAGGCAATTGCCAATCCCGAAGCATTGGCTAGACTACAAGCATTTGCTGGCATGAGTGGGCCAGTGGGTGATTCAGCTCGCCAACTAGTTGCTTTAACACAAGCTAGTCGAAATGCCCTGGAAGGACGAAATGCTGATGGTACTCTACAAAGTGCTGAACAAAAAGAAGCGATCAGAGTTCAGGAAAAATTAAAAGTACAGATGAATAAGTTGTCTGCTTCATTCGATAGATTGCTGTTAAATTTAATTCCAGTTCTAATTCCAGCGATGGATGTTTTAGCAGATATGATTGGTGTGGTCAGTGAGTCACTACAAGATACCAGTCATTTTATTGATGATTTGGGAAAAGGTTTCAAAAACGTGGGACAAATGTTAACTGATTTTCTGGCAAATCCATTAAAAACAGTTAGTAAAGCATTTGAATCTCTATTTAATTTCTTCAAACGCACATTTGGTATCGATGTGAATAAAGAAGACAAATCGAAAACTGGTGAAAAAACTGAGCCTGGTGCTGGTAGAATAGCTCGAGATATAGGAGTTGTTGGCGGCGGCGCATTACTCGCTGGTTGGGCAACCAAAGGAATTATTGGTACCGGAGCCAACTTAATTAAAGGTTTAACGGGGTTAGCTGCTAGTCCAGTTGGTGAAGAAGCTGCACAGGTAGCTGCCAAAGGTGGTGGCAAAGTATTGGGTAAAACACTGGGTCGTTTTATTCCGGGTGTTGGTGCGGCATTGGATGTAGCTGGAGCAGCGAGCCAAGCACAAAAGGGTAACTGGTTGAGTGCTGGACTTTATGGAGCAGGTGCAGCAACAGGGTTGCTTGCCACAGGACTTGATGCAACGGGAGTAGGTGCTGTTGCTGGTGTACCTCTGGGTCTGTTGAGTGGTGGATTGGGACTAGCTGGTATGATGACTGAAGGTAAGGCGGTTTCAACACCAAATGTTCCCGCAACTGGCTCAACTAATACCATGGATGTTGTAATAAAGAAGACCCTGGAACATTATGTAGCAGTACAAAAAGCCAATCAACGACAAATAGAATTACTAGTACAAGTAGAAACGGCCGTAAATATACTGGCAAATGTTACTGCTCGAGGACATGGTGACATGGTATCTCAATTAAAGAAATCTGGAAATCAAATATATTGATTTGATAGAATAAATCAATAAATACTTGTAATGTATATTTAGGAATTCAATGGCTCGTTGGCAAAGGTATTTTTCAGCTGTTCCCACAGCAGCAGAAGTTCAAAAACGTTTAGAGAAAAAACAAACAACTGCAAATGGATCAGCCACATCCATGGACAAATATGGTAGTCCACTGCCAGAAGTCTATAGTGGTTCAGCAAATCGAATTGAACGCTATATGCAGTACGAACAAATGGATAATGATTCCGATGTGAATCGCGCCCTTGATATTATTGCAGATTTTTCTACTCAAACATTCGAAATTGATGATGCGCCATTTACCATATTATATGGTGATGATTTAACTGAAACAGAGATTAAAATACTCAAAGAAGCTCTAACACAATGGGCTACAATCAACGACTGGAAAAAACGTGTTTGGAGAACATTTAGAAACACTTTAAAATATGGTGATCAGTTTTTCATACGTGATCCAGAAACATGTCAACTTATTTGGGTTGATCCCAACAAAGTGGAAAAGATTATTGTTAATGAATCCAAAGGCAAGAAAATTGAACAATATGTGGTAAGTGACTTGGATCTCAATTTGATATCACAAGTTGGATCCAACATGTTGGTGCATGATGCCTATACTTTCCCCAGTGGTGTTCCTCGTAATGCCAATACTGGATTGGGTGCGGGCGCAGTTAGCATGGGAATTCATAGTCAGTCAAGTCGTAATAGTCGTTTTATGAGTCAAGCTAGCAATTTTGCCGTGGATGCAGTGCATGTGGTTCATTTTAGTTTAAGTGAAGGATTGGACGGACAATGGCCATTTGGAACGAGTATATTAGAAAATGTTTTTAAAATCTTCAAACAAAAAGATTTGTTGGAAGATGCAGTCATTATATATAGAATTGTTCGAGCACCGGAACGACTGGTATTTAAAATTGATGTTGGTGGGCTGAGTGGACCACGTGCACAACAGTTCGTAGAGAGAGTTAAGCAAGAAATTTATCAACGTAGAATCCCAGGTGTTTCTGCATCTGGTAAATCTGGACAAGATGCATCCTATTCACCAATTTCAATAACCGACAATTTTTTCCTTGCAACTGATTCTGAAGGCAAAGGAACAACTATAGAAACACTGCCAGGCGGAGATAATTTGGGTTGTTTTGCAATGGATACCAAAATTGTCTTGCTAGACGGCCGTCATTTATCAATTTCTGAGATTGCAACTGAATTGGCCACTGGTAAAAAACTTTGCACTCTAAGTTGTGATCCGGTAACAGGTGAAGTTGCTCCAGGTATTATTGACTGGGCAGGTATAACACGACGTTCAGCACAAGTAATGAAAATTACTTTAAGTAATGGTAGTAGTTTTGTGTGTACGCCAGACCATGAATTTCCTAAGTTGGACCAGGGATTCGTTGAAATACAAGATTGGCAAATTGGTGATGCTTTTATCACAGTAGATCAAAAACAGCCTGTTACTATTGTTGATAAAGAGTTATTAGAAGATAAAATTGATGTTGGTACACTAACAATTGACCGGGGTGAATTGCTGCATGACTGGCATACATACGCGCTTTCAGCCGGGGTTTTTGCTAAGAATTCAATAGACGATTTAAAATTTTTCCAGAACAAGTTGTTCAGAGGACTTGGAATTCCCAGTAGTTATTTGCCAACTGGACCAGATGATGGTACCGCAACCTTCAATGATGGTAAAGTTGGTACAGCATACATACAGGAGTTTCGATTCAGTAAGTATTGTGCTCGACTACAAAATAATTTTACTCCTATTCTAGATCACGAATTTAAAATGTTTTTGAAGAACCGTGGTATTGAAATATCCAGTAGTGATTTTAGTCTACAAATGTGGCCACCGCAAAGCTTTGGTGAATATAGACAAATGCAATTGGACTCTGAGCGTATTAATATCTACAGCAGTATTATGTCAACTAATGCAAATCGATTCATGAGTCAACGGTATGCTTTAAAGAAATATTTGGGATGGACTGATGAAGATATTTTGGAAAACGAGCGTATGTGGAAAGAAGAAAATGCCAGCAGGTTGAAATCACAAACTGGACAGTCACCAATTGACTCTAATCAATTGGGATTGAGTTCTGTGGGTGTTAAACCACAAGCTGGTGGATTTGATATGGGTGGTGATTTTGGTGCACCTGGGCCCGAATCCACTGAAGCCGCGCCACAAGCAGAAGAAAATACACCGGCCTCAACTGAAGTACAAAATGCAGCAACCAATGGAACTGGCTTGGAAGGTCTATAATCAATAAATAAGGGATGACATCCCGACTTATTACCTTATTGGAAAACAACGCTTATCGATCATATACTAAAGCTGAATATGATGCGATGAAGAAATTGCCTGGTAATATTTTAAATCCACTATTTAGAACTACCAATTATAGACAGACGTTTTGGAGCGGTGATCCCAATAAATTCTCATTTTCAGCAAAGAGTAAATCTGAATTCGAAGTACTGCAAGGAGTTTTGACTGAGTTTAATTATCCTTTTGAATATATATCATCAGTAAGTATTGATGTAAATGGATCAAAAAAAATGACTTGGGTGGTAGTTTCTCCGATATTGGTTTGGTATAAATCGGGAACAACTGAGGGAAAAAACAACTTTGTTCGATTACTTGATACTTCGGGCAAGTTAATCTATGAATGTTCAATTGAACAGATAACCCAACAAGATCCTTCGGATATTATGGCATTGATTTATAGTAAATTAGGTATTGCAATGCCTTTTTATCAAGATAATCCCTTGGCAACTGATGAACAACAAATTGCTTATGCGACACGTTATAAATCTGCTTATCAGGATCTAATAACGAAGGGCATTCAACCCGGTGATGCTGTTAAATTGAAAGTATTGAAAAAATTCCCACTTGCTATTCAATGGATGCCGGACCCAACTGAACAAATGCAATTGACCGCGTTAAAATCTATACCAAATAATTCAAAAGCATATACCCGTTTCTACACACTATCCACGGTTGTAAAGAACCCAACTGAAGAATTTTCAATGAAGCTCATTGATCATTATCCAGGTCATATTAAGCACTTGGTTAATCCCAGTGACAAACTTATTTTTCATGCATTGCAGAACCAGCCCAATCTTATTCAATATTTTTGTGATGGTCCACAGACTTTAAAATTCCAATTGGCTGCGGTTAAACAAACTTATACAGCATTGCGTGAAATTAAAAATCCGGCTCCACTAATACAGGCAGTGGCATGTCAAAAATCTCCGTCTGCAATAAATCTTGTAATTCCTGTGGAATCAGCTGACATAAGTTTGCTCAAACAACATCGATCAATATTGTATCCAGCACAACTAGCTTATTTGGAAAAAATTGAACAGCAAGAACAATTAACAGAATCTGTTGATGTCGATATGTCTGATTGGAGTGAACAAGAAAAAGCACATTATAGAAAAGCATTGGAAATATCTTCACAAGAACGTGATATTGCAGAAATAGTAGAATATATCAACAGTCATAAAATTTCGGACCGAGTATTGATTGCTATATTCGAATATATGGATATAATCGATTATGTTGATTGTGCTAATTTATCAATACCAGTACAATTGTGGCTTGTTAATGAATATGCTTGGAATATACAATGTATTAAATCACCAGCGCCAATGATACAGGCAGTAGCTTGTCGCAAACAGCCTGGTTCAATAAATCTTGTAACTCCAATAGAATCAATTGACATATCATTGCTAAAGAAATACAGAGACATATTGAATCCGCCTCGATCGGTTTATTTGGAAAAGATTGAAAAACAAGAACGACTAACAGAAACAATAAACATTGTTGAATCTTCTGTAAATACACCCGAAGAAATAGAATATATTTTATCTCAAATTAAAGCATATTATGACCAATTCGTGTCTAATAGATTGTCATATTTAATTTATATTGATTATTGTGTCAGCTTGATAAAGAAATTAATCAATCCCAGTTTAGAAACACAGTTGGCTATTGTTGCGATAGACCCTTTCCTTTTGCCCCGGTTGAATACAGACAACATAGACGTGCAAATCGCAGCAATCGGACAGCGACATGGAGTGTTTTCTCATATCAAAAATCCATCTATTCGTCTACAACTATTGACTGTACAAGAAGAACCTTTATTGATAACATATATATCTCGGCCATCTCCATTGGTACAGTGGGCAGCAATAAAAGCAGGAATCGTATACGATTATGATATTCAAAAAATAATCAATTTGATTAATCCTCCTGCCTGTATAGACCCCAGTATTATCACCTGGTGGGAAGAACAACAATCAAACCAATTAACGGAATCAACCGATCATTCTGAGTTTAGTCATCGTGAACAAGCACAGTTTGATCAAATACTTGAGATTCATAACACACTACCTAACGCAGATTTAAAATTTTATTTTGAAACTACTAATATTAGTGAACGAGTTTTGATTTCGTTAATTAAAATTGAACCATATTTAATATGGGATATACCTCGCGATAAAATTACTGTTAAAATGCAATTGGCAGCAGTACACGAAAATAGCAAAGCACTAGTCGATAATCCTCCTCCGTTGGTACAAACAGTAGCTTGTAAAAATTATCCTCGGGTAATAAATCTTATAAATCCTATTAGTGCAATAGATTTTAATTTGATGAAAAAATACTATGAATACCTCACGCCTGAACGCCGCAGTTATTTTGAAGCAATAAAAGACGAATTATTGGAATCAGTTGATCTAAACATGCCTAAAAGAACTTTGAATGGTCTGACTGAAGAACAACAAGTAGAATATGTCAAACTGCATCAAGATGATGAACCAGACCATATATTAGATGATGTAATTATGGACTCTAATTTAAGTGAAGCAGTCAAATTAAAAATACTTGCGATTAATGGTGCCTTTTTGGGATGTTTTGAAAAACCTTGGAGTTTAATATTTCAATTAGCGGCAGTTAAATCAAAACCGGGTAGTATTTTGATGATAGAAAATCCCGCACCTATGATACAATGGGCAGCTTTCCAAAAATCCAAATCAGCAATCTGGGACATATATCCTCCATCTTGCGTACTACCTGAAATTATTGCCGCTTATAATGAATGGGCTTCAGAAGATCCATGGCATAGAAAACCCTATACAGTGAAAGCGTGATTGATGAAACTCAATAATCGCAAACAAATAGTGGAATCAAGAATTTTTGAAAAACGTTGTAACTATTTCAAATCATTAACTGATGATCAAAAAATTAATTATGCGGAACGCAATTGGCATATTTCCGATATGCCTGTGATCATCGCAAGTCAAACTTGGAGTGAAAAAGTACAGCTTGCTTTATTAGACGTAGGTGGGGGTGATTTTTTTAATTATCTCAAGAATCCCACTATAAAAGTTCAATTGACGGCAGTAAAATATAATGGATTTAATATTGTTGCGATTCAAAACCCGCTTCCCATGATACAGTGGGCGGCGTTTAAAAATGATCCGATGTCAATATGGAATATTAGACCTATTACATGTGTATTACCTGAACTTGCAGAAGAATACAATAAATGGGCTGATAACAATCCGGGTTATAGAAAATTTGTAGTTGAATCAAACATATTTGAGAGTCTAGAACACTTTGGTGACGACCAACCAGACTTTGATGAACTTGGTGAAGATGAACAGATTGAATTTATTAAACAAAATTTGGATGATGCTGAATATGATATATTGGTAAATGTACTATGTGATGCGAAATATATCAGTGAAAGAGTTCAACTAGCTGCCGTAAAATTAAAACCGGATCTAATTATTTGTTTTAATGATACAAGTATATTGGTGCAGTTAGAAGCGGTCAAAAGAGATGGTACAGCAATTTTTCATATATGGAGACCAAGTCCCTTGATTCAAGCTGCTGCTTGCAAACAAGACCCTGATGCTGTCAATCTCATAGAACCAATTAACGTCATCGATATTAATCTTTTGAAAAAATATAGATCTGCACTAGGCTTTGAAAGACAGGAATATTTGAAACAACTGGAAAAGCAAACAACGCTAACTGAATCAAAATACGCTATTGAGGATGGTTATTTTAAAACAGGTACATTTAAAGGTAAATGGGCACTTTCTTTTAATGATGATACTTGGCGAGAAGATGATATTATTGATTTTATAAAAGATTTTTATCAAGATGGTTCTTCGAACAATGCTGATTTTCTTTTATTTGAAGAAATAATGCGTTCTTCTGATTTAAGTGAACGCGTGCAGTTAGAATTAGTTAAAGTAGACGCATATGGTTTGAATTTAATTGAAAAACCCAGCATTCGAGTTCAACTGGCAGCAGTAAATAATAAAGGCTTGGCCATTAGTGAAATTTACAATCCACTGCCTATGATCCAATGGGCTGCGGTAAAAAATAACTATAATGCAATATGGGAAATAAATCCCAAACAGTCAATAATAGAAGACGTTAAAACATATTATAACACCTGGGCCAAAGAACAATTTACTCGCCGACTATTTGTAGAATCAAAACGATATAATTCACTGGATCCTAATACTTGGAGTGATCAACAGATACTGGATTATATTGGTGAACGTGTAGAAAGAATTAACTCAGGCAATGATTATACAACGGAAGTGAATGAAATTCGTCGATTGGTCAAATGCTTGACGTCAGCTAGTGAAAGCCTAATAAAAGCTGTTATCAAAATAGAACCCGGCTGTTTTGAATTGTTTGCTGATAAATTCCCAATTTCAATCTCACTTCAAATCTGGGCAGTTCAGTATGCGGACTACATGATTGATTATATCAAAGATCCAGCTCCGCTAGTTCAATGGGCGGCAGTATCTGCAAATAGATCAGCGCTATTTTGTATGAACATCAAAAAATTGGATCCTACGATTCGTGAAAAATATCGAGATTTTTTGATAAAAAATGA